CTCTCCGCTTCCACAAGCGTCTTTGTCTCCTGTGGTATCGGCTCCTGTTTTTCGACCGCATCTATCAGGGCGATAACCGCCTTGATCAGGTTGTCAGGGTCAAGTATGGACGGCTCTGGCTCTGGTTCTGGTTCTGGTTCAAAAAAGGATAGCGGTGTTACCACCCATCCCTTGCCATCCCATACCGGAACCTCTTTGGCCTTGTCATACTTGGGAAGCGCCTCCGCCGTCTGGTCATCCGGCAGCCTCCAGTAGTCGAGGGGGTATCCGTCTATGAAGTCCACCTCGATGCTTTCGATGAGACGACCATCCCTTTTGTCAAATCGGTGCAGGGTTCTGATCATTAGAATACACACCCCATCTCTATGCCCATTGGCAGTTCATAATCCACGGTTACCTCAACATAGTCACAATAATTAGTTCCACCACCAGCAGGGAGAACACCTCTAACCATCACAGTGAAGGTGCCGTTTGCTAAATTTGATAAGGTAAGAAGGTCACCACTGCTGTAGGCTTTTGTGATTACTGTTCCAATTGGCAGCACGGACCAATTGCTTGTTGTGACATAAGTACCTTGGTCCGTGCTGCCAATTCGTCCAACAATTCCGACAGACATGTCTGGGCCACTGTTATAAACTTTTGACCTTATTGTGACCCTTTTAATAACTGCCTTTGCAGGGATATTGGCACTACTTATTCCAAAGTTCCCTGTGGACATATACTTAGTCTGTGATGCGTTGTTGGTTTCTCTGGCGTATTTACCATCTGGTTCCCCAGTAGCATCAGAACTATAGTCCCACCCTGAAGCACTACTTGCGTAGTAGACATTTGAAGGTGCCATAGCTAATCCTTCCCCGTGCATGTGCCGAAATAGTTTGTCCCGTCCCAGAAGAACGTGGCAATATACGTCCCTGCTGCTGTTGTCGCAGGGGCACCACCACGCCACGAAACGGCTGCTGGCCAGTAAAGCGTTCTGGATGCCGTGACCGTAATCACAAGCGTCAGTGATGTCACGCCTGTAGGAGCGGTGAACGTATAAGTGCGGTTGCCAGACGGAGTCACCAACTGCTTGTTTGACGCTCGCCAGTCGATCGTACACGAATCGGTGCCGTTGGAGATGTAGTCGGAGAAATACACTCCCTTTTCCATTTTAACCATGCCGGAGCCGTTGGGGGCAAGGGGAATGTCGCCGTTGGATGCAGACACTATCTTTTTGCCATTGACGTCAAGGTCGCCTCCAAGCTGGGGGGTGGTGTCATCAACCACGTCGCTGATTCCGCCAGATTGCACAGCTAGTTCGAAGCCATCTTCCGTTGACTTAACGGCTATGACCTTCCCAGAATCCCCTATAGTTGGGGTGAGTTTGGCTAGGTAATCCTCGTCGTGGTTATGGTTGATATCCGCATAGTCATCGTCATGGTTGTGGTCTATGTCGGCGTAATCCTCGTCGTGGTCGTGATCTATTGCCGAATAATCCTCGTCGTGGTCGTGTGTGGTAGAGGACTTCTTGCTGTCAAGGTCATTGAGGTCGCTGTATATCCCGTTGAGTTCCGTGTTCATCTTCGAGGAAGATGCGGGGGTCTCCTCTGACGCAATGGTGCTTCTTCTTGCGTATGCCATCCAATATCACCTACTTCCATGAAAGGGGTGTCCTGCGGAAGGGTTCATAGTCTACAGCCCACTCCACAAGGCGTATGGGTATCGTCGGTACCAACTGGAACTGCATATTCCTCGCCCGAAGGCGTATCATGTGACCCTTCTGCAACATGGCATCGTCATCCCATCCGACACCTGCGGTATCCCATGCGAAAGTGCCGTCCCAACCCGCCAGGGTGGACGTGTCCGCACTTACGGAGCGGGAACCCAAGACGGTCTCACCGGAGTTTTTCTTGTAGTTGACCCCGACGGAACCCGTACCGCTCAAGGGTTGGAATGTCATGTAAAGTTTATGGAACCACTTCTCGGCAGTCGGGCTTTTGAGATCGTACGCACGAGTGGACAACTGCCATGCGGGATCTGTTCCGTCATCGCTGAAGGTGGTCCCGTCGTCGTCGAGGTGGTAAATGTGCCCCGTGCTTGAACCGAACAGCACCTTGTCGTCACCCCCGTTGGCGACGTATGTCATGGTTATCCCCTCATGACTCCACGGGAACCATGCCCTCATGCCTACGTGGTAGGCGAAGGTATAGCCGTTGGTGACTACGATGTAGTAGCCCCTCGTGTCTGCGTAACAGGCACATGCAGGGGTGTATGAACGGTATGTCGGACGCATCTTGAGAGAGATAGGGAACGAGCGGGGATTATCAAAACTCTGCACCTGTGCCAGGGTGAATATCCCACCGTTACCGCAGAAAACCACATCGTTCAGAACGGGCGATATGGTGTGCGGTTCAACTACGGAAGTACCCTCCCGTATATCGTAGAAGACAAAATCCGTTGGCGTTTCCCCTATAAGGAGCGAAACTGAACACGGCTGAGGGTTGCTGAGGTTGCTGAGGTTGGCCTTGAATACGGCAAGGTTCCCATCAACCTGCACGATACCGCTGATGTTCGCCCCGTCGTTCTTGCGGACATTTATGATCCCGCCGTCGGCACCCTCTCCCCCGCCCCAGTCACCACCGTCATAGGAACCGGAATAATACAGGGAAGATTCCGTATCGCTTGCCACGAACAACCTGTCCCGCCTGACCTGCAGATACCTCGCTGCGGGTGGGACGTCATTCGTCCCCGTGTTGGTGCAGTCCGACAGGGTGGTTCCGTTATAAGACTGCAATATCCCGCCGGAAGCGACATAGGTAGCCCCGTTGAAGTCAAGCATATGTACCTTCGTCAGTGTCCCCGATAGCGTCCCTATCTCCGTCACGCCGTTGGAGGCGTACTTGTACAGTTTCGTTCCGCTTGCGACAAGGGTCTCACTGTTGGCGGGGCTGTAGTATATCCCCTTGATGGCACCCCCCGTGTTGGACTCGGTGGTAAGTTTGGTCAGTCCCGGACGGGATTCGAAATTGCCCTCCGGCGAAAGCCAGAAGTTTAGCCCCTCTGCCATCTCTGCATCGTCTATCTGCGTTACGGGGAGGGAACTATTGATGCCCTTTACCGGAAGGGGCAAGGAGGCACTTCTGACAGACATATCAATAGTCCTCCTTGACTAATGGGATACTTGCCCCCCAATAGCCCCTCGTCGCAGAATATTCATTCTCATAGGTGAGTGAGGTCAGACGTGATATAGCCTCCTGCCTCCACTCCTTGAAGAACTCCGCTTCCCCCCTCATGTCCCAGGCGTTGCGGATTTTTGCGACCATCGAAACGCCGTCAAGGAGGAGGTCGTAAAAGTCGTAAGGCCACGCAAAGGTAGACGTGGACTCAAGTGCGGTGGGTTCCGCTATGTAGATGAGCCTGTAGTCGTACACGGCATCTGGTATCGGGTACAACCTGACCTGCGTGAATCCTGAAGGCCAGAATGAGACAGGCTGTCCCTCGCCGCTAAAGTCATAAATATCACGGGGATTTACAACCTTCAGGTTCACCTCGTTAACCTGCACGACAACCCACCTCATGACCTTCACGGATGAACTAGTGGTCAGCGTTGCGGTAGACGCTACAGTGGAACCCGTGTCGTCGTCTGTCCATATCACCTGTGGGCAATGCATGGATGCCTGCCGGTATAGCTCACGGTTCATCTGGTTGACATAGACCAACAGTTCCGTGTTATCGAGGTCGTCTGTATGGGGCATTATGATCTTGTACCGCACATCGGTCATCAGTTCTGAGACGGTGAAGGCCATCCCATCACCTCCAATTCAAAAAAAGAAGGGGGCGGTTAAGCCCCCTTATCGTTACTCGCCGGTACCGTAGTCCTCTGGAGCCAGTACGGTGCTGACGCTGTATGCCCTGCCGTCAAGTGTGGCGGCGCAGACATAGAACGCGGTCTTTGCAGAGTCTGTTATCTCAAGGGTGTATACCCCCGTGGCAAGAGGCTGTACCAGGAGTGCTTTCTTTGCCGTGAAAGTCGCAAAGTCCGCACCCGATGCGCTCTTTGCCTGAACCGTGCCCGATGCGGTAGTAGCAGTAAGTCCCACACCCGTGTCAGCATCAGAGAGCCACACCATGAACGGACGTGCCCCGTCAACGGTTGCCCCTGCCGCGTCCTTCAGGGTGATGGCAACCTCGCAGACATTCTCCGCCCCCGCCGATGCCTCAAAGGAGAAGGACGCAACAATGTCATCGAGTTGATTCAGTTCATCGGCCGTCGAAGTGACCGCTGTGCCGGAACCGGAACCAAGTTTCAGCCCGCCGTCGGCAATGACAATGGTGTCGATGTTCTTGTTGGTGCCCACCACGACAGCCTTTGAAGCGGCTACAGTTCCGGCGGTTACGCCGTCAACGAACCCTATCTCGGTATCGCTGATGGTGTTGAGTTTGTCGTAGACCTGTTTAAGGGTCTCCCTGGTGCGTGCGCCAGTTCCCTTATACTGTGTTACCATCCTATTTCACCTCCCGCAGGCATAAGGGCCTAGTCGGAAGCCGCAGAAGCGTACAGGGTGACTACCCCGTAGTCCTCACCGTCGAAGACGGCCTTCTTGAAACCGTGGATGAGGCCAGTTGCGAAGCCCACCTGGTTCTCGTAGTCGAAGGTCTTCTCACGCCAGAAGGGTTCCTTGCCTATTGCCCAAACACCCGCGCCGGCACCAAGCAGGAGGTTCCTCGCAATGTACGCAGAACTGGAACCGTCATTAGTGCGGTAGACGTTCTCATGCTCATAGATGATCACGCCGTCCCACATGCCCTCGGCACCGCTGAAGATGGGGTTGTCAACGCCACGGACATTCGCCAGTTGCTGTGCGTCTATCCAGTCGGCATCGCGGCGGAGGTCTCTCATGCAGTAGGGATGCACGACAAGCACGTAATGCTCCTTGCCGTTGACCCTGATGGGGCGCACCCTCGGAGATGCGAGTTTCGCAAGACGCTTTGCCTCGGAGATATAGCCGGTGGACAGCTTGTCTGTGGTATCAAGGGTAGCCACCGAAGAGTGGTCAACAGAACACCATATCTTCCTGTTGGTCGAAGGGGACGAGGCAAGGTCTTCGAACATCTTCTCGTCAAGGTACTCCGCAAGCCATATCTTGAGTTTTTCCTTGGCATCGGAACGCATGTCGTAGCACGCCTGCTGTTCCGCAAGGGCACCGGCGATACGGACGGCGTTGCGTATCTGATCGAGTTGCACGTCCATCTCGTAGGTACTTATCGCTTCCTCGTAACCCTCAAGGGTGCTGTCACCGGAAATACCGGAGCCGGAGAGTTTCACCGACAGGCCGATGTGTATTGTGTCGCCCTTGTCCTTCTTGAGGTCAACCTTTTTAACAATGATGGAGTTATCGGACTCACCGATAAACCCGTGTTTTACAAAGAACTGCTCATCCTGGGCATCGACCCAGAGTTTCTTCGCCCATGCTTCACGTACAAGATTTGCATTCGGGGAAGTGGTAGCCATTGTTATCACTCCTTATTCGTTTTGACGGCTACCGCTTTTGCTGAAGGTCAGAACTTGCCTCGAAGCAGTCGTGACTGCTCCTCCTTAGTGAGGTCTGTCCAGCGCATCTCCTTGGACTGTATCTTCGCCATCTTCGCCTCAAGTGAGATGTCGTCGGTTCCGCTGCCTCCCTGCACCATTCCTGACCTAGGCATGTTGGCGATAGCCTGTATTTTGTCCTGCGTCCTGTCGGCAACAGGCGGTTGCACCTGCTCCTTGGGTTTCATGGCATCAAGACGGAACGAAAGGGTATAGGCGTACTCGGCGGGGTTGGGACTCATGAGTATGTCCATCGCATAGGACGGGTCGCCCTGTTTCGCACGGGCTGAGGCATACTCGAATATGTGCTTGGTGCGCTCGTCATAGTCGGAATACTTCTCCCGTGCCTTCTTCTCGCTTTCCGATGCGATCTTCTGCATCTGCCCCAACATTTGCCTCTGCTGTTCCACCTGCTGACGCTCCTGCAGAATAGGCTCTATCAGGGGCTTCACGTAGTTCAGAACGGCATCCCTCAAGGGGTCGAGTTCAGGCTCCGGCTTCGGTGCCTGTTCCTGTCGGTTCTTCTGTGCCGTCTCAAGGAGTTGCTTCTGCATCTCCATGAACTGCTTCTGAAGTTCCTCGTTCTGCCTGCGTATCGCCTCTATCTGTGTTTCGTACTGCTTCGCCTTTTCAGACTCGGACTTGCGCTTGGTGCGCTCTTCCCTGAGTGCCGCATATGGAACGGTCTTCCCGCTGTAGTCCTCGCCATCGGCGGTATTCCCGTCGTCATCCTGTCTTGGTTGCCCGCCCTCCGCTTCGGCCTCGCCAGCAGAGGGGGTGCCTTCATCGTCGGGTGCGTCCTTTGCCTCGTCGTCAACGGGTTTCACGCCGTGTTCGTCCATGAAGGAATCAAGTTCCTCTTCGCCCATGAGGGGCATATCCTTCACAAGTTCCTCCACGCCCTCGTCGTACTTCCGTCTGTTCTTCTTGCTCATTTTTTACGTCCTCCTTTTAGACGCTCGCCCCTAGCGTGGGCGGCACGGTAGCCCTTGTCGCAGGCTTCGCGAATCCATGAAAAAGGACACCCCTTTTCAGGAGTGCCCCTCATGTCATTTGGTCATATTCCCAACGGGTTCTGCGCCTGACTGTTCGCCATCTGCGCCCCCGTGGGGAGTTTCGGGGGAGAACCCCCCTGCTGCGGCGGTCCCTGCTGTGCCTGAACCATCCTTGCCTTAAGGTCTTCTTTAAAAGGCCAGTCGGAGAAGTCTACTATCAGGTCGGGCGGTATCGGGACTCCCGCACCCGCCGCCTCAAGCAACTGTGCGAACTGCTTCTCCCTCTGGGTAGTACTCATCGGGGCCTCGGTTATCACGATGTCGAACTCCATCTTTGAAAGATCGTGAAGAAGGCCAGTCACATTCCCGAAGGGGTCTGTCTGGGGCTGATTCAGAGTCACAAAGTCGTCCCCGCCGTTGTCCGAAACTATCCGTACCGTCTTTGCGTCGGTGTAATACTGCGGGATAAGTCCGGGCTTGCCCAACTTGCCCCACAACTGCTTCATCAGCATCAGTTTCGCTATGCGGAGGTTATCGAATATCCTTGCTATGGACGTTATCGCCTGCCGGTTGCGTATCTCAAGGGCACGCCCTGAAACATTGGATGCAAGGGGCTGTGCCAGAAACGCCTCGTTTATGCCGGATATCTCCTGCATGTCAGACTTGGCGATGTCTTCGTACTTGATGATGCCCATAGGTACGCCATCATTGCCGAACTGTTCAAGACCGTGCCCGCCGGTGACGTTGTACTCTATGAGTATTCCGGGGGTAGACCCTTTCTCGTTCAGGAGCCTCTTGTTGCGCTCGTCAAGAGCGCCCTTCGGGGCTTTCCATCCCCTGTTCGCCATCGAATTGATGATGTGCAGTGCCTGTGACCTTCTCTTGTTAGTCTCCAACTGCGGGTCTATGAGGTCTGAAACAAGCCCGTCGGGACCTTCTTTCCCCTCTTCCCCTGTCGCATAGGCGGGTACTGGGATATAGGGGAACATCTTGTGCTTGTAGGGGGAATCCACGTCCTCAAGCAACAGACCCCCTATCCATGAACTGACCCTTATGTCCCAGAGGGGTATCCTCGCCGTGCCTACAGCCTGACCTTTCAGTTCTTCAGGAATGACATCATCTGGTATCGCCGTCTTGTCGGGCATGATATGGACTTTCCGCACGTAGTGTTCCTTGTACCACGTCTCGAAAAGCCGCACCTTCTTGGTCGCCTTGTCGTAGAAAAGCCCGTCCTGGTGCGTGACCTCGTCCTCTTCGAGGCTGTCGTACCGGCTCATGATGGCATCGATGTCATCCTTGAACTCAGGGTAGACCTCCTTGAGGCTTTTCCTCGTGACCCACTTTGCGACGTGTACGTGTTCCGCATCCCGCCAGAAGGGGTCTTTCGATTCCCTGTCGGGGTACACGTCCAGTGGCGATATGCGCTTTATCCGTATGTCGGCATCAAGGGTCTCGAAGTCCCATTCGACACCGACATGGAAAACACCCCTCCCGCAGATGAGGGAGTCAAGGAACACCCTGCCCTCCTCATACTCGAACACCGTATCGTCGAGAACATACTTGGTAACGCCGTAGGCGATCTTGGCATCCTCAAGGTCGGTTTTCGTCCTCGGCTTGAACTGCGGTTCATAGGGGTTCATCCTCTGGAAGCCCGCAACCACGTTGACCGTGGGGCGTATCTTGTTTATGGTGATGTGGGGGCGACCCTCCGCTTCCAGCCGGGACAGGGTGGTCTCATCCCACTGCTTGCCGGACTCGAACCTGTAGCACGATTTCGCCTTGACCCGCCAGTCCCGCTGAAAGTCATGGTCGCCCACAAAGGCTTCCTTGTGCTGTTCAAGGAGTTCGTACTCGTCAGCCAATCATCCTCACCTCACATCGCCATAAAGTTGTTCCCCATGTCGGGGGGTTCGTCGTCCCATGCATCCCTCGGTCGCCCCGGTACATCCATCTCCGAAGCCCAGGGTCTGCTCATGCACGCGTATCTGACCGAGTCGTAGGCGTGATCCTCCGCACGGGTGTCCACGTCCTCCGGCCTGTTCCTGTCCGCAGGAAGCACCGGGATGGTGCGTATGCTGTGGACGCAGGTGTCGAAGAACGCTATTCCGGGGTTGTCCTTGTCCCAGCCACGGAGCCTCTTGTGAAACTGGTGCTTGCCTGACATCCGGTTGTTGTCGGCCATCATCCAGGGTATGCCCGCCTGCATGAACTCCTCGCCTATGGACGGGCCGGTGCCTCCACGCTCGCCCCATATCGAGGGGTCTGCCGTGTTGTACTCGAACTCCCCGTCATCCTTCGAAAGTCCCAGCACCCGACCGGCTACCTCCGATGCGGTCTCGCGGGTGCCGATGTTCGGCTTGCCGCCCCAGCCGTACAACTCCCTGTAGCAGTACATCTTCCCGTCGAAATCGACAGCCCACCAGTTAACGCAGTAAGGCGTGGCGAACCCCCAGTCCATAGACCGGAACCTCATCCAGCCTTTGGGTATCTCAAAGGGCTTGACCACATGCACCGAAGGAGTCCATTCGCTGAAAACCTGCCCTGCGAATGCGTCCCAGTCACCTTCCCTCAACTGCCGGTACGTGACCTCGTCGCCGCTGGTCAGCTGCCACAGTGAGTTCAGGTATTCCTCACGGTCGATGTGGGGATTGTCGTCAACCTTGGCGGGAACAAATATCCTCCCCGCTTCCGTTCCTTCGGGGGTCAGGAATCTCGCTTTCACCCACGCATGCCCTATATCCCCGGGGTTGGAGGCCGCGCGCATTCGAAGCGGGACCTTCATGTCGGCAGGTTTCCTCAGCCTTGAGAAGAGATACAGGTAGGACGCTTCATCGAACTGCGTCAGTTCGTCGAAGCCTATGAACTGGAACTCCGCGGACTTGTAGCGGTACTTGTCCGTCTCCGTCGCAAGGTACCCGAAGGTCAGCGAACTCCCCGCCGGGAAGTGCCACGTCTTGTTCTTGTCGTCCCACTTCGCTTCAGAACCGTGAAGCCAGTCACGCCCCCTGTCCATCAAAGCACCCGGCAACGCAAGGTCGGGGTAAGACTTCCTCAGCAGCAACGCTGCATAACCCTTGACATGGACATACTGCAAGGCCGCCATGAGTAAGGCGTCTGAGTTGTGGGTGGGAACCATGCTTCGCCCCGCAAGGAACATTCCGTCCATCGCCGCCACGTTGATACACTTGACGGGGATGCTTTCAACCGGTTCACAGGAAACTACGTAGCGGAACCTTGTGGTACGCCTGTGGCCGTTGACCTTTTGTCTCGCCAGTTTTCTTGCAAGTTTGAAGACGGGTACATTCGCAGACCATTTGATCCTGTACTTCGCCCCGCAGTCTTTCCCGTTCACCGTCGCCCTTCCCTCGCTGACAACGGCCTTCATGCCGAGGCTGTGTATCAGTTCAAGGACTCCATCAGCAAGGCGGGGATTCGTTGTCGTGAACTCCACCGCTCCCGATTCACAGGCATGGCCATCGGTGTCCATAAGCCCCCGTAAAAGTTCAAGCCTCTGGCACTCAGAGGCCCGCAAGTATCCCTGTGGTATATGCTTGTTCTTCAAGAGACCGGCTTCCCTTAACTTCGGGGAGAACCCCACTGTCCCGTAGTCATATCTCCCGGAACGCTTGTTGACCTCGTAACCGAAAGACCTGAACGATTCAGCTATCTCTTCATCAGCCGTGGTGAACGCACCGCTCGCGGAAGTCCCGCCACCAAGCCAGACCCCCAACAGGTACGGTTCTATTGGAAGGTCTGCGTCAGGCAACCTTAGTCCGTCATGGACAGGTACCGCATGATTCCTCCTGCCTCTAACTGTGACCGTCTCGCTTATCTCCCTTGTTCTACGGACCGTTCCTTGCGGTGCTTCCTTTGTGGGCGGGGGGTTGTTTTTGTTCAGTTCCATCAGCATGGTTGTGAAAAGTAGGGACTTATTTCCCGAAGCCCTGCTCACCCTACGTTCACGCCGCCTCGCCCGCCAACCGTCATCCCGCCTCGTGAGCGCATTCATCTCGGAAGCGTCGAAGGTCAACCATCCGTGACTCCCATCAGCGACCATCTCAGACCCATCATCAAAAACCACCCTGTAGCACGGCCTGTCGTTTCTCACCTCAGACTCGGCACGCACCCTGACCGGGGTGCCGTCCATCCCGAACACGAAGTCACCAGGGTGAATGTCACCCATCCGCTTCCACCCGTCAGGAGTGGGAATAGGCAGTTCGACATCAAGAGCCTTCCCGCCCCCGGCTGCTCCTCCATAAAACGCCTCAAGACCGTCGCACATAAGGAACCTCGCCTGCTGAGAAGTGGGTTCATGGGGGATGTATGGGTTCTCAAGGATCGTTACGGCGAACACCGCAAGTTTCCTTGCCTGCTCCTCCGTCAACGTTTCCATCCCGCAGGGGGTTTTACCGGCCCGTACCACCGACCCTCCATCTCCATAACCGGCGACTTCTGCAAACGCCCGTACTCATGCTCATGCCAGCAGGTCCCCAGCAAAGGCACCCTATCGTGAGGGACGTACATGACCAGTACAGGCTCATCAAACCTGGCCTTCCACTGACCGCCTACACACCCCACAAACCAGTACCAACCCTCCACAGACGGGTACCTGTCCCCCCACCTGTGAGGCGGGAACGGCTTCTTCATCACCTCACCCATGACAACCTCCCCCTTTCACGGCATAAAAAAAGGCGGTCAACAAGACCACCCATACTTGACTTATAATACTTATCAGGTGTAGTATTCTTAAAAGATCCTAATGCGGGGTAATTGATACTTGATGTGATGCAGGAATGCTGATTAGTACTGACTTGTGTGTGTAGATATGTATTTATACCGCGCAACCCCCCGCCATGAAGTACCTGACTTGAAGGTGTACCCCCTGCGCCTGACCTATACTGACATTACCCCTCACAACAGCCTCTGGAATACTCAACGCAACATAAGGTATCTTATAAGACACCTATGTATACAGATTAACTCTCTGTGGTATCAGCGTCTATGTAATCTCTCCTCTCGGTGATAGCCTCCAGGTATCTAGATATCCTGTCGTCTACCGTGGCATGATGTATCTGCCTGTCCTCGGTTATCTTGGTCGGAGATCCCGTCATGGTCTGGTACAACTTGGTCAACTTGTCAACCTGATCAGTCAGCTTGGACAACCACTCGTGAGGCTTGCTCTCTCCTTGGCCCTGCGCAAGAGCTCTGTTAATCTCCCGGAGTGTCCTGTCGATGGTCTTATTGAGGTCAAGCACCCTCTTGGGGTGCTCTTGCTCCTCAGAGTGTCTATGTACCAGCCTCCTCCACCTATACACCGTCGCTACAGGCACCTTATATACCGTAGATGCCTCCACAACGGTATTGTTATCAGCGTATGCAAGTATCTCCCGCCTTAGCTCCGGCGGGTATTGCTGTCTATTGCGGTACTCTGGATTAGCCATATATCCTCCTGTTGTTATCAGTTGTTATCATTAGTGTTGTCACACAATCACAACACTATATCTAGCAGTATCCCGGAGGTGTTATTGTGGGTGAACTAAAGCAGGGTTGGTGGTACACGAAAGGTAGTAACTAATACCAATGTTAGGTGAGGCTAACAATGTTAGTAGTGTGTGAAGTGTTATTGCTCTCAACACTATCACCTACTCGTACTAATCACTCTTAAAGCCTTGGTACGATTGGCACTGTATCAATGCCCCTGGTATGTACCGGTCTGTATTATAGCAGTGGTGATACCAAGGTAATATATAATCACCAGCCCCCACCCCCGGCCTTATACGGTGATTGCTCCCACAACCCCTTACCCGTAATACCCTTGGTGTCTCCTAACTTGCCGTGATCACCTC